TTAAAAATGTGATATGACCGACACAACAATATTCATACTAATATTAGCAATCTGTATAATTATCGTTATCTTTGACGATGATAATTTGAGTTTATGACTATGGAAAAATACAAAACAATCCGCGAAAATAAGGTTATGATAAACCCGCCTGATGAAATTAAGCGGTTTAAACAAAGTCCTTTACAACGTATTTTAAGGGTAATGAAATTCTACTACAATCGTGGAATTAATTCCGAGAGAGTTAATATCGTATATCGCAATATCATTAAAAACAAATACCCACTACACGAAAGAATAGTAAACGATAGTATTAACAATTTTATTATAAACAACTTATGAAAACAATTAGAAGATTATTAGGTTTATTTACCGAAGCTGAATTAGTAGCTTTTGGAAATGTAATGTACAACAAAGAGAAAACTTTTGCAGACGGTGTTAGCGATGCTGATTTAAGTAATTTTAAAGAGAAATAAATATGAAAAAAGATTTAATAGTTTGGGATTTAATCCTTTTTGGCGAAGATGATTTAGTATAAATAAAAAACCACCTCGTTAGAAGTGGTTATCCTCTGTTAATTTATTTATCTAATTAATTCCCTCATTGCGACAACAATATTCAAATATATAAAAAAATGAAAACAAAACAAATAAATAATCAAGGAAAAGCAAATTTATATTTTGCAGTAATTGTAATCGCAATATTATTTACGTGCTGTAGTTGCGGAAGTCGAAAAGTTGAAAAGTCAAAATCAGTTGTAACTGAAAGTCAGTTGCAAATAGATACTTCAAAAACCGTTACTAAAATCGATAGTAATATAAAAGTTACCGATTTGGGAACTATTGATGAAATAACTTTTGAGCCAGTAGATAATTCAAAGCCGATTGTAATAAACGGTAAAAGCTATTTGAATACGAAATTAACCACGAAAAAGACAAAAGCTAATATAGTATCTATAAACAATACAAAAGCGGTTAAAATAGATAAAAAACACGCTATTTCGAGTAATAACAAAGTGGCTACAGTTGAAACAAAACAAAGCGATAAAAAACAGTTTAATTTTCTATCACTTTGGTGGTTGTTAATTCCTATTGGTTTGGCTATTTGGTATTATAAGAAGTTTGGGTTTAGATTGCCTTAAATATTTACTTCTAATTCTTCCCTAGTTAAGGCAAAGTATAGGTTTTGGAGTTGGTGTAAATATTTAAAATATCCAAATTCTATTTCGTGTGTATGACTTGCATTTCTGACTTTGAAACAATATCCAAATTCTTCGTCTTTTACTAATTGGTAACTTCCTTCGCAAAACCAATCAAGTAAATTGACAGAAAGTATATTTAAAATATCGTCTGTTATTTTTATTGGCTCTAAATATTCAAAGTATTCAGTTAATGGATGCCCTATTTGACCAAATTGTAATTCTACTTTTTGACAAACTTTATCCATTTCAAAGTAGTCAATTTGTAAAGTTTTGCCGCCTCTATCTTTGACAAAATTATTATGTCTTAATTCTTGTTTTTTTATCATTTTATTTAATTTCTAATGTTTACATTTTAATAACCCCCACCAGCCACTAACAAGGGTTTTACGCAAGGTGGGCGGAAGTGCTTTTAATGAGCATTTGTGCAAGCCCGAACATTTGTACATTTTATGAGCTTTGGTGCTAAAATCCCACCCTGCGTAAAGCCCAAAAACGTTATTCATAATTCATTCTACTTTCGTAGACCGTAAATACTTCCTCTTTATCAAAGTCGATTTGTATTTTAAAAGCTCTTATTACTTTTTCAAGTCTGTTTTTTATTAGTTCTAATTGATGTATAGAAAACAACCTTTCATTATTATAACCAAAGCATTTTAATGGTGTTAATTGTAGGTCAAAAACAGATTGATTTACAACGCTAAATCTAACGCTTAAATCCCTTGCTATATTTTTAATTGAATATAATTTCATAATTATTTAGTTTCACTATCTTTAATCAACAACTCCTGCGCATAGTTTTTAAAATCAGTATCGGCTTTAACAGCTTTTAAAGTTAGTTTTTTGATTACAGAGGGTTGTAGATGTAATATTTTTGGCAGTAACTCGCCTTGTTTAATTTGTTGCTTTTGTGATTTCATGTTATTTTTTTATTAATTATTGTTTTTAAATGGCATATAATGAGGAAGTCCCATAAAAATAACACAAAATAAAAACATCAGATAAAAACCTCTTGATTCGTTTGTTTTAAAAGTTTCAATTAACGGAGTTAAAAAAGAAAGTTCTATAAAGCTCCATGATAGATATACTATTATTTGACTGCCAAATAAAATGTAAATAAATATACTTAAATTAAATTTTGTACTCATAATTCCTTTTAGTTTTAAAGTTTCAACAAATATATATCATATATTCCATTCTCACAATAGCGAAGTGTAATTTATAATCATTCTAAATATATATACGATATATGAATATTGGAAAATTAGTTGTAGATTTGTGTTTCATAATAGGTGCAAGGGTTGGGCATCTTAATTTCAATCCATAAAAAATATAACATTATGAGCAACAGACATCAGGCTTTTCAACATCCACAAAGTAATCCGGCTACTAAATTTATCGACTGGAAATCAAACGACAAATGTTTTTCGTATTACGACAAAAGTAAAAGCGAAAACGTTCAAATCCCTTTGCCTTTTAAGTTTTTGGTTCTCGATGAACTGCACACTATTAAAGGATGGAACGATGCAACTTCAAGCGGTATTTATTCCAATGAGGTTAAGTTCATTTCAAAAGAGCCTTTAACCGTTAAACCGTTCAAAGGAAATGAAATTGCAAAAGGTCTTTATAAAGACATTAAAGAGAAAGTTCAGTCAGCAGGTGGGCATTATGTAAAATCGGTTTACATTATGCTTGAAGATGGAACTTTGGCTAATATTCAATTAAAAGGTGCTTCAGTTCAAAAATGGGGCGAGTTCACGCAAAAGACACGTAACCGTTTTCCTGATGAGTGGGTGGTAGTATCGAAAGCAGTTGAGGGCAAAAAAGGCGCTGTTAAATTTACAACTCCTGAATTTATATTTGATAAGTCGTTAAGCGAAAGCGAGGCAACTATGGCGGATGAGGTTTTCGCAGTACTCGAAGCATACTTAACCACTTATTTAGTTAAGGCAGAGCCAAACGTAAATGATATTGAAGTGATTGAGGAAGAAGTTGACGGGTTGGAGTTTTAATTGACTATTAAAATAGTCAATTATACTGTTTTAAAGTTTAATTGTTAATTCATTAAAACCGATGCAGAAATGCATCGGTTTTTTGTTTTATACATACAACAGGAAAACACACGAAAAGTGCCTTTTCTTTATATATATTTTTAAAAATAGTAAAAAAAATATTTTTTTGGCGAAAAAATGAAAAAATGCTGTTTTGCTGTTTTATTTTTCTTAAGTTGTTATAAATCAAATAATTAATCTACACAGCATTTTTTTAAATGCTTTATTTTGCTGTTGTTGTATTTTGTATTGTTTTATTTATTATATTTGTATAAATATATCACTTTAAAAATGTAACCGTTTGAAGAGTAGTTAGTGATATGACGAAATTCAAACGGTTTTTATCTTAAAAATATGGTTACAGTATTTACAAAATTAAAAGATGTTTCAAATCCATTTTATAAAGAAGTGGATGAAGTTTTATTGTCGTTTAAAGACGGTTCTAATAAATCTAAAATAGATGCGGTTAGAAAAGTAGTAGATAAAAAAGAAAGAAACATTATTAAAAATGAGTTAAAGTCTATATGCTTTAGCGGTGAGTTTAGCTATCGTAATGCAAAGAATATAGTAACCCATTCAGGGTTTGCTTGTTTAGACTTTGATAATATCGATGACGCTGTTTGTTTACGTGATAGCCTTCAAGATAATGAATATATTTACTCTGCATTTATAAGTCCTTCTGGCAACGGAGTTAAAGCACTCGTTAAAGTTCCTAAAGATATTAAAAATTACAAAAAATATTACGAGGCTATTTGCGAAACCTTTGATTCTAAATTAGACACAAGTACAAGCGATATATCTCGTGTTTGTTTTGAAAGCTATGACCCTGACTTATTCATTAACCACAATTCTAAAGAGTGGGTTTTAATGAAAGAATATACAGAGGTAACTCGTAAAAACAATTACCCTGACTATTTTCAGATTAAAGACACTTCTAAAAAAGTAGATGTAATAGTAAAATGGTTTAACAAGAAATTTACTCTAAACGCTGGAGAAAGAAATAATAATCTTTTTAAATTGGCTTGTGGATTAAACAGGGCGGGGATGCCTTCTGATGAGGCTTTAGGATTATTTAAAAATTTCTATTCAGCAGGACTTACTGATTCTGAACTTGAAACAATTATAAAAAGCGCATATAAAAATACCCACGAATTTGACAGTCTTACTTTAGTGGATGATAATAAGGTGAGGGAGGCACAGGAACTTTTAAAAAAGGGGGTTCAGAAAGCGAAAAAGGAATTTCGCAAAGACGGATTGAACGATTCAGATATTGAGGATATTATAGATTTTGATTTTGAGGATGATTTCCTTATATTTTGGGACACCGACAAAAACGGTAAGCTATCATTAAACGATTATAAATTCAAATTGTTTTTAGAAAACAGAGGGTTTTATAAAGTTCAGCTAAACGAAAAGGAATTCACATTTGTAAAGGTTTACAATAATATTATAAACGAAACAAACGAAACAACAATCAAAGATTTTATATTAAATCACGTCCTTGATGTTGATATGAACGTTTATAATTTTTTTGCCAAATCAACAACTAAATTTTCAGAAAACTACCTCAATCAATTAGCGACGAAAGACCTTGCAATGATACGTGATAACGAAAGCGAAAGCTATTTGTTTTTTAAAAATGGTGTTTTAAAAATAACAAGGGATAAAACCGAAATAATAGACTACATTAATATAGGCGGGTTTGTATGGCAAAAAAATATAATACCTCACGAATTTAAAACTACAAGTAAGGCTTCTGACTTCGAGCAGTTTATTTTAAACGTTTCAAATAATGACGAAAAACGAAAGTTAATAATTGAAACATCTTTAGGGTATCTTTTAAACAACTATAAAAAACAGGATGAGGGTTTAGCTATTGTTTTCTACGACGAAACCTTAAACGATAATCCATCAGGGCGTACTGGTAAAACACTTATATCGAAAGCACTCGGACATTGTCGAAAGTTAGTAACTTTAAATGGTAAGGAGTTTAACAACAAAGGACAATTTCCATACCAAACAATTAACCTTGATGATAATATCATTTGCTTTGATGATATGGAAAGGTCATTTAAATTTGAAACTCTTTTTAGTATCATTACTGGAAACCTTACTTTAAATAAAAAGAACTTACAGCCTATTGAAATTCCATTTTCAAAAAGTCCAAAGATAATGTTTACATCAAACTACATTCTTTCGGGAGTTGGTGATAGCCACGATGCACGAAAAATTGAGATTGAATTGTATAGACACTATTCTAAAAACTACAAACCTATTAATGAGTTTGGTAAATTATTTTTTAGTCAATGGACTGTTGAGGATTGGGATAATTTTTTCAATTATATGGTTTCAAATATTCAAAAATATTTTAGTAATGGTCTTTTGTTTTCGGAATTAAAAACTGGTAAGACTAAAAAGATAATCGCAAATACTTGTGAGGATTTCTTTGATTTTTGCGAAAACGAGTTCTTATGGCGTAACGGACATTATTACACAACTAAAGAGATATTACAATCTTACAATGACGGTCATCGTGAAATACCACGTAATATGAATGTAAGTTGGTTTGGTCGTTGGTTGGGTATGTATTTTGATTTTAAGAAATGGAAACGAGACGATACGTCTTATGGTGGTATTCGTAAATTTATGATAACTGGGGCGGAAGAAAAAGAAGAAACTAACGACGAAATACAATTCTAATGGAAGCAAATTTAAACCCAACTTTCCGAAAGGAGTTAAACGGTAAAAAGATAACGATTGATTTTCAAGGTTCTTTTGTGCTAACTCCTTATGAGTTAAACCAAATTAGATTTTGGATAAACAGATACAATGACAATAGATATTCATTACCAGCGATTGTTCCAGTATCAAAAAGATTTGTACTTGATTTTCAAGGGTGGGATAATCCCGAATACAACGACGTTATTTTAGGCAACTTTAAAAAGTCATTCTTTAATTGGTAAATTATGGAATTAAGAAATTATCAATCAAAGTTGGCAAAGGATGGCTGCGAGATATTGCAACGCAAAATGATACTTTGCCTTTTTATGGAAGTGAGAACCGGCAAGTCACTTACGGCTTTAGAAGTCTGTAATCTTTACGGTTCTAAAAATGTGTTGTTTATTACTAAAATCAAAGCATTTTCATCAATCCAAAGTGATTACGATGCTATGAATTACGGATTTAAAATAACGATTATAAACCGTGAAAGTTTACATAAAATAGAAGGCGACTTTGATATAGTTATAATAGATGAGGTTCACGGTTACAGCAGTTATCCAAAGCCGTCGAAATATCATAAGGACGTTAAAAAGCGTTTCGGAAACTTACCTATGATAATGCTTTCAGGAACACCTACACCCGAAAGCTATAGTCAGTATTACCATATTTTTGACCTTTCAAATAATTCGCCTTTTAATGATTTTAAAAACTTCTATAAATGGGCGGACGAGTATGTAGATATCAAGTTAAAATATTTAGGTTATGCACAAGTTAAAGACTATTCAAATGCACGTAAAAAAGACTTTTGGCATAGAATAAGATATAACATTTTAACATTTACCCAAAAAGAAGCGGGTTTTAGTACGGCAGTCGATGAGGTTGTTTTGGAGTGTAAAATGGATGAGATAATATATAAGATAATCGATAGACTTAAACGAGATAAGGTAGTAATTAACAAAGAAGGACAAACTATTTTAGCTGATACTGGAGCAAAAATGATGCAGAAAGTTCATCAACTTTGTTCAGGAACTTGTAAATTTGAGGATGGTAGTTCAAAAGTCATTGATTACTCAAAAGCTATTTTTATTCAGAATTATTTTAAAGGTAAAAAGATAGGAATATTTTATAAATTTGTTGAGGAGTTAAACGCACTAAAGACTATCTTTGGTAAAACACTTACTACTGATTTAGATGAGTTTAACGCAACCGATAAAAACATCGCTTTGCAAATTGTTTCAGGACGTGAGGGAATAAGTTTAAAAGAGGCTGACTATTTAGTATTTTATAATATAGATTTTTCCGCAGTGAGTTATTTCCAAGCGAAAGACAGGTTAACTACAATGGAGCGAAAAAATAATACAATCTACTGGATATTTTCAGACAATGGTATTGAGAAAAAAATATACCAAACGGTAATAATGAAAAAAGATTATACACTAACTAATTTTAGGCAATATGTTGGAGCAGAAAATACAATCGGAAATAATAAGCCGACTACAAAAAGAGGGTTGGCTCTGTCTTAAGATAATTAAACTTTCGGCTTCGGGTTATCCTGATTTGCTTTGCCATAGAAACGGCGAAACAATGTATATTGAGGTTAAAAGACCTTTAGGAAAATTATCAGAAATACAGAAATACAGAATAAAAGAGTTAAGAGAAAAAGGTATAACCGTTAAAATATGGCAAGGATATGAGTGCGATTTCAATAAAGGGGTATAAGCTAAATTTAGATTTTGAACCTCAACTTTCACCACAAGGAAAATATATAAGGCTTTCAGGAATAAGTTTAGTTACAACCGAGCCTAAAGTTTGGGATAATGAAAAGAAAATGTATCTGCATGGCACTATTTATAGCTTTCGTTATTTAGAAACAGACACATTTGTAAGTTTTAAATTCGATGCTAAAGGCAATTTCGTTTGTAAGGTTTAAAAAGCATAAAGATTATAATTACTATACTTATCAGATATGAAAAATAAAGAAAAAATTAAAGTTTTAAACCTATACGCTTGTTTAGGAGGCAATAGGTTACTGTGGGATAATTGTTCTGTTACAGCCGTTGAACTTGACCCAGAACTTGCAAGAATGTATAAAGAACGCTTTCCAAATGATACTGTAATAGTAGCTGATGCACATCAATACTTATTAAACCACTTTAAAGACTTTGATTTTATATGGAGTTCCCCGCCTTGTCCGAGCCACTCAAGAGTTAGAATAAGCCAAAAAAATAGAAGTTCATTTATTCCCGTTTTTCCTGATTTAAAACTATATGAAGAAATTATATTTTTACAAAATTATTTTAATGGTAAATTTGTAGTTGAAAATGTTATACCGTATTATGAGCCACTAATTCCTGCTCAAAAAAGAGGGAGGCATTTATACTGGACAAATTTTAATTTACCAAACAATATAGGAGAAAGAAAGTTGTTTAAAAATATGATTGAAACAGGAAATATAAATCAGCTTTCTGAATTTCATAACTACGATTTTACAAAATATAAGGGAGAACAAAGACTTAATAAAATAGCCCGTAATTTAGTGGATTACGAAGTTGGCAAAGTTATTTTCGATACAGCACGAGGTATTTTAAAACAGAACAACACAAATCAATTAGAATTATTATAACAAAAAAAGCGACCTTAATAAGTCGCTTTAGTTTTTAGTTGTGGAGTTAGTTATTAATTACTCTTTAAACACTCCAAAAATCTTTTTACACCATCTACTACCAAATTAAAATTAAATTCGATTAGAAGGCAGATAAACGCTATTTGAAGCTGTTTTGAATCACAAGCTATTCCGATAGCGAATGATTTAGTTAGTCCGAGTTGGATTAGGTTTGATTTCATAACTTAAAAATTACAATTACACATCCTGCTACAAATATAATACATCCTATTGCTATAAAGCATTTACTGATTGCCTCGTCTATTACTTGACGTTCTTGTTTTGATAGGTTCATAAGGTTTCTGTTTTAATATTACCTTGATAAACACCTCTTTTCCTGCCTTTTTTATTATAAGACCCATCCTTATTAATTTCTATACCATGATAATTTGCGCAACTTGGATTCCCAAAACTTCCCCAACTATAACCAATTCTTTCTATTTCAATAACTCCCATATGGTCTGTAATTCTGTCCCCAATTTTATAAGGATTATTAGCATCTACAAAACTTTTCATTAACATAACTTTTTTTAAGTCAAATTCATTTTGTAGTTCTTTCTCTTTTGTTTTATATTCTTCAAAAGTCATATTATTTAAGTTTTAAAGGTTGCCCATAATCAATATGATTAGGGTTGAATTTCGGATTGAAGTCTAACAGCTTTTTATCTTTGATGTCTAAAACAATTCGCTTTAGTAAATTGTCGTTTCGCTGTTTGAATATTTTTAGTGTTTTCATATTACTTTTAAATTATCAATGTTATTAGTCTTTTTGTAACACTCGATTAAGTCGGTTAAACTCACTTTGGTTTCTTTTATTATTTTAGCCCAAGTGCCGTCTGAATAAATACAAGCGTGATTGTAATTTTTATATTGTAAATTTCCATTGATGTCTAAAATATTCAAACAGCTTAATTTATGGTTATAAGATATATTTGACGTTTCTAATTTTTGTTTCTTATCACATCTTATAGGAATTATTGTAACACCCTCTTTAAACCCTCTCTTTTCAGCCTCGTTAATTAACGCTTCTTTTACTTCGGCTTCGGTGGCTAAAACGTATTTATGTTGAGAATCTCCCCAATCTTCGTCTGTCCAGTTTTTATTAAAAATTCCGTAATAATAAACTCTATTTCCTTCTACTTTAGTAATAAACATTACATCAGTTTTATAATAATTATCAGTCCATTTATACCACTTCCCAACTTCCAACTCACTTTTAAAAACCTCTGGAAACTTATCTTTTAGTTTAGCTTTCCAATCTGAACACGCACTTTGATACGCTTCTTTTATAAAAGCCTCGTCAACTTTATAACCCTCAAAAGGATTAGTTAAAAATGCGGATGGGTGTTGGTCGTCTGTACTAAGTCTTCCGTCTAATGTGTAAGTCTCATTTTCTGTCCTAATAGGATAGTATTTGCTATCTTTATTATCTGATACTTTCGTCCACCCCTCTTGAATAGTCCAAATACTATCCCCTACTTTTACTTTGCTTAAATCTGATTTCATAATTTTGTTTTTATATGTTATTATTTCTGCGTATTTTTCTTTAGTATAAGACCAAGCTATAACATAAGAGTTTATATTACGATGTAAAGATTTATATTTTGAAAAACAAAAACTACCATCTTCAATATCGATACCCTTTACTAAAAATGGATATTTTTCTAAATCATAAACCTTATCATCTCCCAAACATTTTATTTCTTTAGCATCTTTAAAATACTCTTTTACTTCTTCTAACTTTGGTGTTTTCATCTCAATAAATTTTTAATGTTAGTTAATTTGTTTTTTAAATAATCGTTGTCAATAGCGTTTGCATAATCGCTTAGCTCTTGAACTAAACTTTTCAATTCTGAAATAGTTGTAGTCTTAATAATAGTTTCGTTCATGGCTTTATGATTTAGTGAAGTGTCCTTCGGTTGGTTGTTTATACTCTTTAACCATTTCTTTTAACCTTTCAATACTTCCAGCAGTTAATGTAGATACACCAACTTTAGTACTGTAAACGGTTCTTTTAATTCCGCTATAAGTAGTTTGTTCGTAGCTTGTGATTTCCATAATTTAAACCTTTGCAAATTTATAACCTCTAATCCCACACGGAATAAATCTAAATCCGTTTTGTTTTTTCTCTAACTCTTGACGTTTAGCTATTGCCAATACTTCAAGTGCTTTGTCTTTCGCTTTTACTGAAAGGTGCTTTAAATATTCGATGTTGTCGTTTTCCATTTTTTATAGTTTTAAAGTTTAATATACCAAAGATAAATATATATATGATATATACAAAACTTTATAGTAATTTATATCCATTCTAAATAATTAATTCTTATATTTGTGTAACTAAAATTAAGATTATGATAGTCACAACACAAACAATGCAATCGGAATTAATGCTTGACGGTAGAGAAGATTGGGAAGACCAATTAAAATACTTAAAAGAAACGTTTAAAGAATTTTATCTAATAAAGTTCAAGTTAATTGAAAAAAGAAGTATTAGATACAATAAGTTTGTATTTACTCACGAGGTATTGGTTAATGATAATTATAACTAAAAAAGCACCAGTTTACACCGATGCTCTTCTACTAACCAAAAAACTTAATCCGATTGAAATCGGATTAAAAACTATGAAAGTAACAAAGATATGAAATTATTTCGTATGTTTGTATAAAGTTGTAAAAAAATATTATGACACAACCTAAAGTATTAATAAGCCAATACGATGAAGCACCCGAATACAGAAACTTCGATTTCGTTATTTCAGATGTTAACGCTATTTATATAGTTGACAGCGAACAAATGGGTATTATGCTAAACGGTCAAGAGTACATTTTAGAGTTTAATACACAACTTTACGACGAGATTAAAAAGAATATAAGCGTTAAGAATTTAATGGATAGGAATTAAATAATTAATTTTTATTAATTACATGGATAATAGAAAAAACAACGGAGGTCATAAAACAAACGGAGGTCGTAAATCAAAAGCGGATGAACAAAAACTCGTAGAGAAACTTTCGCCTTTAGAAACAACCGCACACGCTAAATTAAAGGAAGCGATAGAAGACGGAAAAGAATGGGCGGTTAAATTGTTTTTTGATTATATGTATGGTAAGGCAAAACAAATGATTGAACAAACTAATGTTAATATTGATGCTGGCAAACTTACTGATGAAGAGATAAAAAGAATTAACGATAATCTTGACAAATCTTACTAACATACAAAAAGTGTTAAAAGTAAAGTGTGAGAATGATTTACTTTTTTTTACACGTTACATTTACAAAGAAAATCATAGGCGTAATTTTATAGTTGCGCCTCATTTGGTTTTAATAGCTAATGCACTTCAAAAGGTGGTTAAAGGCGAAACTAAAAGACTTATTATAAACATCCCACCTCGTTACGGCAAAACTGAATTAGCGGTAAAATGTTTTATAGCATGGTGTTTAGCTAAAAAACCACAATCAAAATTTATACATTTATCTTATTCAGATGATTTAGCTTTAGACAACTCAAGCCAAACTAAAGAGTATATCGAAAGCGATGCGTTTCAATCTCTTTGGGATTTAACGCTTAAATCAGACAGCAAGGGTAAAAAGAAATGGTTTAACGAACAAGGTGGCGGTGTTTACGCTACAAGTTCAGGAGGTGCTATTACTGGTTTTGGTGCGGGTGTTGCAGAAAGTAAAGAGTTTGCTGGTGCAATCATAATTGATGACCCTTTAAAGCCTGACGATGCGAATAGAGATTTAGCACGTAATGCCGTTAATGAACGGTATAATTCTACAATACGTTCAAGGGTAAACGATAGGGAAACACCTGTAATTGTTATAATGCAAAGGCTTCACGAGGACGACATGAGTGGTTTTTTATTAAATGGCGGGAGTGGTGAAGTTTGGGAGCATTTATGTTTACCAGCTTTAAATGAGAATAACGAGCCTCTTTGGGAAGAGAAACATACTTTTGAAGAGTTAGAACAAATTAGACAGGCGAATAGATATAATTTTGCGGGGCAATATATGCAAACGCCATCACCTGAAGAGGGTGGGGAATGGCGAAAGGAATGGTTTCAAATAGTTGATAAGTCAGAAGTTCCTTTGCAATCGCTAAAGTGGGAATTAATTATTGACGGTGCATATACTAAAAACACAGCTAACGACCCGTCAGGTTTTCAAATTGGTGCAAAATGGAATAACAACTATGTTATACTATCAAGTATTGATAAATATTTAGAAATGCCTGAATTAATTAAATTCATACCTCAACACATTATAGCTTCAGGAGTTAATGTTTCAATGACTTTAGTAGAACCAAAAGCAAGTGGGAAATCTATTGTTCAGATTATTAGGCAGGAAACTAAATTAAATGTTACCGAAATTAAAACTAATTTTGTAAACAGTTCAAAGATTGAAAACGCAAGGGCTTGTTCGAGTTATATTGAGGGTGGTCGTGTTATTTTAATTAAAGGAAGTTGGAATGATGCGTATTTACATCAAGTAGCTACATTCCCAAATGCAAAGCATGATGAGCATATAGATACAACTTGTTATGGAATTGAAAGGAATTTATTAGTAACAGAATTTTTTACATTCTAATTTAGATTAATTCTAAATAAAATTTATATCTTTGAAACAAACTTTTCGATAATGATAAAGAATAGAATACAATTAGCTTGGGATGCTTTAGTAAATCCTAATAGAAATCTTTTTAACGAGGCTATTTATAAATTAGTAGGAGGACAAACAAATACTTATAATCCAACACTTGAAAACTTAATAGTAAAAGGATATGGTGAAAACCCTGACGTTAACGCTATCGTTAATCAAATGGCATCTAAAAGTACAATCGTTCCTTACTACATTAAAAAGATTGATGATAAAGAAGCTTTAAAGAAAATTAAACGTTTCCCTATTGATTTAACTTATCAACAAAAGCAAACTATTAAAAAGCTAAAAACAAAAGCTTATAAAACAGATAGTGAGCTACCGTTGCCTATCGAAAAACCAAACCCAGTACAGACGTGGAATGACATCCTGTTTTTATATAAAGTTTATTTAAAGGTATGTGGCAATGTGTATTTATATAAAATGTCACCTTCCGACGGTGCAAGAGCAGGACAACCTTTGCAATTATATATACTTCCATCTCATTGGATGCAAATAGTGTTGAAATCAAACGCAAGTATGTTAAGCGTTGAAAGTCCTATTGATTACTATGTAATGCAACAAGGAAATCAGTTTATTAAGTTTGATGCAGATAGTATAATTCATATCAAACGTGCCAATCCATTCTTTGACCAAAGCGGTAGCCAATTATACGGTTATAGCGAATTAATGGCGGCTATTAGGAATATAAACAGTTCTAATAATGGAATTGATAATAATAGTAAAACAATGCTTAATAGTGGCGTTTATGGCTTTGTTCATTCGGGGGATGGTTCAACCCCTTTAACACCTGAACAAGCGGTATCTTTAAAAGCAAGTTTAGTGGATATGGATAATGACACTACACGTTTATCTAATATAGCAGGCGCAAGTGGTAAAATAGGATTTACACGTATATCCTTAACAACTGATGAATTAAAACCTTTTGATTATTTAAGCTATGACAGACGTACTTTAGCAAACTGTTTAAATTGGGATGTTAATTTATTAAATGAAGAAAGTGGACGTACTGGCGGTGGTTTTGGTGTCGATACGTTAATAGAAGCACGTAAAAGAGTAATGATAGATAATATTAAACCTGATTTGGATTTATTGGCAGCACATTTAAACCCTGAATTTATACAAAAGTTTAAAGGTTACGAAAACTCTGAAATTGAGTGGGACATTTCAGAAATGCCCGAAATGCAAACCGATATGAAAACAATGTCGGAGTGGGTTAATTCAGTCCCTTTAACATTAAACGAAAGACGTGAGATTTTCAACTATGAGGAAATCGATGAAGATATGATGAATGAGGTTTACATACCTACTGGAATTGTAAACCTAAACGACCCAACGTTAAACGATATAAATGGACAAGCTACGTTATAGACAAGAAATACAATCTTACCGAATAGTAAGGCGTAATGTATTGAAAATCGTTAATTCTATTCCGTTTGGCAATATGTCTAAATCTACTTATCAAGCGTTGATTTATGGCAATGTAGATGAGAACCAAATTAAGCAAATGTATAGTGAGATTTATACTAAACTTATAGAACCACAATACAAAAGAGCCGAAAGGCAAATAAAAGCCGAAATAGATTTTGCAACAATCATAAGTGAATGGTTAAACAGTAATGCGGGGTTGAGAATTATTTCTGTACATCAAACGTTAATAGAAAGCATTATAAGTGTAATTGCTTCAGGATATGAAAATAATTTAAGCGTTGCCGATATCACACGAAACTTACAAAATAAGTTTGGATGGTATAAAGCACAGGCGTTAAGAATAGCACGAACAGAAACAACTACAGCAACTAATTTAGCAACTGTATTAGCTGCTGAAAATTCAGAATATGAACTCGAAAAGACTTGGATAAGCACACAAGATAATCGAACAAGGCGACCGCCTAAAAGTACTTACGACCATTTAGATATGAACGGTGTTAAAGTTGATTATGATAAACCGTTTTTTGTGAGTGGTGAGGAATTAGAATATCCTGGTGCGCCAAATGGTAAAGCAGGGAATATTATAAATTGCCGATGTAAGGTGGTCTTTACGGTTAAAGAAGATGCGGATGGATTGCCAATAAGAAAAAAACTTTAGTTATTTATAATGATTATAAATAAAATTAATATATTTGCATTATGGATTTTAAACAATTAGCTTACGACTTGAAAGAGTTGGACGAAAAAAAAGGAGTTGTAACGGCTTATGCTAATACATACAACTTTGAAGACAGCGACGGTGATATATCGGCTTTTGGGTCGTTTAATAAAACAGTAAGCGAAAACTTTAAACGCA